GAATCCACACAAATTCCATCTGATATTTTTGAAAATATTCAATCACAGATTAAAAAAGAACGGATTGACATATCCGAAATTACGAATGAAAAAACAAAAGAAATTTTGAAAAAGTTTGGATATAACAAATATTATGAACACATTACATTTATCAAAGATAAATTGGGTATAAAACCACCAGTGATGAGTCCAGAATTAGAAGAACGATTATGTTCTCTTTTTATTGAAATACAAAGACCTTATGCAAAATGTTGTCCAGATGATCGTGTTAATTTTTTGAATTATTATTATACGATTTATAAATTGTGTGAATTATTAGAAGAGGATACCTTTTTACCTTATTTTCCAATGTTAAAAGATCGTGAAAAAAGAATGGAACAAGATGAAATATGGAAAAAAATATGTGATGAATTGAATTGGCAATTTATTCCAACTATATAAACTACCAAGAGAAAGAATCGTCTTGTATAATATTTCTTATTATCATTTGCAAGGCACGTTGTTCCATGGATTGTTGAATAGTTGGAATGACAGATTCAATATAAATGGGTTCGTCTTTACGTACGAGATATAATAGATATAAATCTTCTTTTACTTTTTTACAAAAAAGAGCATATAATTTTTCTTCATCATCATATGCATAAAATGTACCACAGGGTTGTATGGTATTCGATTCAATAAAATAAGAATGATTTTTTTTCAGAGAATAAAAAGATACCTTACGATACATGAATTCTTTACAATGTTATGATTTAAATAGTTATTATCAATCAGTACAATGAGAATTCTATCGATTGATATTGGTGTAAAAAATTTGGCCCATTGTTTATTGGATGTTTCCACCAATCAAATTGAAGATTGGAATGTAAATAATTTAGCACCAACACAAGAATGTTGTTCCAAAGCAACACATTTTTTAGGCGGTTATCTGTGTAAAAAATGTATTCAAAAATCATTAGTTCAATTACTTTGTATGTGTAAAAAACATGGTGTTCCTTTTGGAACAAAAAAAGAAATGATTCAAGGGTTAAAAAAAAAGTGGCAACCCATTGAACCTACTATGGTAGAATTAGGAAAACGAATCATGCAAGTGTATGAGCCACTTCAAGCCAAGGTAGTATTGGTAGAGAATCAAATTGGTCCATTGGCAAGTAAAATGAAAGGAGTTCAGGGAATGGTGGTACAGTATTGGTTAATGCGTGGCGCAGAAGTGCATTGTATTTCTGCAGTCAATAAATTAAAGTTGTTTCATCAAGGTCCTACTACGTATGCACAACGTAAAAAGTTGAGCATACATTATACAAAACAAGTATTGGCGGAGAAAGGTTGGGACGATGCACACTTTTTGAAACATAAAAAGAAGGATGATTTGGCGGATACATTGTTACAAGCCATTTGGTTTATGTATAATTGCGGATTATTTAAAGTGAATTCTTCTTACTTAGGATATGGAAGTCATTAATCTTTCTCCTTTGGAAGAAGTAAAAACAAGTCTACCAGGAATTGAATTATTAATGAACGATAAAAATAAACAAAAGGATACGATTACATTATCAGATATTGACAATTTAGAAAAAGAATTAAATTCATTGTCTGGTTCTGTTGGATCTGCTGGATCTGCTGGTTCTGGAGGTTCAGGATTTGAACCAGAAATTAAACTTAATTTTGCAGAAATAAAGGAACCTTTTCTAAAAAATGAAACTTTTCCAAGAACTGATTCCACAAATGAGGTAAAGATTGAACCCACTGTACGATTTGCTGAACCAATCAAGGAAAAAACATGGGATGGTTTTAAACCGTTTGTAGGAAATCCAGATAAACCAGTAGAGCAAAAAGAAACGTTACGTGAAAGATTTTCTTATTTAAGAAAGTTGGAAGATTTGGAGTCAAAAGGTGTAAAGTTGACCAAACGTTATTCGATGGAATCATCATTAGAAGAGATGAAAGGTGAATATGAAAATATTATAGCAGAGAAGGAAAAAGCTAACAATGTTAAATTTCAGGGTAAAATGTTAATGGCTTGTATTACAGGACTCGAATTTTTAAATTCGAAATTTGATCCATTTGATATCAAGTTGGATGGATGGGCAGAACAATTTTCGGAGAATATTACGGATTATGATGAAATTTTTGCAGAATTACATGAAAAATACAGGAATAAGGCAAAACTTGCTCCTGAGTTAAAACTTCTCTTTCAATTAGGTGGAAGTGCGATTATGCTTCATATGACCAATACCATGTTCAAGTCGTCTATTCCTGGTATGGATGATATTATGAGACAAAATCCAGAATTGATGCAAAAGTTTACACAAGCAGCAATGAATTCTATGGGAAGTCCCGGATTTACAGGATTTATGAATTCCGTACAACCTCCTAGCCGTCCAGAAAGAGAATATTCGCGACCTGAACCAAGACAAGAGCCAAGATCAGAACCAAGGCCTGAAGTGAAAACCATTCCAAGACCAGAGATGAAGGGTCCAAGTGATATTAATGATATTTTGAATGGATTGAAACCGAAAACGGTTCAAATGGATGAAGGAAGTACAGTGAGTATTGGAGAATTGAATGAAATGAAGGATGGATTAGGTATGGCGAAAAAGGCCAGACGTAAACGATCGGATAAAATGACGATGAATTTGAATCTTTAAACATTTATTTTTTCTTTGTATTTCTACGGTTATTTCTGTATAATTTTTTTGATTTTGAACGTTTACGAAGACCACCAGATGGTTTAGGTGATCCAAAAGGCCCTACAGGTGGTTTAGGTGATCCAAAAGGACCAGTTGCGGGCGAGTATGCAATACTTCCATACGTTGGATTAGGAGCCATAGTTGAAGGTTTAGGAAAACTAAACGAACTGAATGTGTTAGGATTCAAACCCTCCAAACTATTTACCCGGTTTAATTGAGGAGGTGGAGGAATATTTGCATTGGTTAAAGGAGGATTAAGTATTCCAAAAACACTTGGTCCAGAAGGTGGCGGTATAGAAACACCCATACTATTTACACGCGTTAAAGGGGGAGGCGATGCATAAATACTTCTACCTCCGGGTGTAATAGGACTTCCAAAACTATTTACACGGGTTAACGGAGGTAAACCAAAAGCTGGACCAGTTGGTGGTGCAAGGGGAGCAAGGGGAGCAAGGGGTGCAAGAGGTGCAAGGGGTGCAAGAGGTGCAAGGGGAGCAAGGGGGGCAGGTGGTGCAGGTGCTGATGCTGGTGTGGGCGCGTTTAATCTAGGAAAATGTGGTAAAGGATCAGTAAAAAATTTAGAAAACATTGGACTTACAAATGGTTTATTATCTAAGGTAACGGGTGATGATTGATCTATGATAGTAGCACCGTCGGGTACAGGTAAATTTTGTCTACTATCACGCATAATACGGTCTACATCATAATATTCATATAAAGATTTATATGCGTCTGCATGATTTAAATATTGTGATGAACTTGATAAAAATGACCGGATAGGAATGATACCTTTTTCACCTCTTGTTAAATATTTTTCTGTTCGAATGTTTCTTGCCAAAACTTTTATTTCTCTTTGTTCCTCAAAACTATAACCACTAAAGAAGCCAGGGTTCACATCTGCATTCTTAGCGTATTCTATAGCTCTTTGACGCAATTCCTTAGTTCTAGAATCCTCCATAATATATATCTATAAGATATGAAAGAATTAGAAAAATATTCTAATCCTAAAGAAGTAGAACGAAAAGCGAAACGTTACGGCGTCAAAGTTTTTCCTTCTACAAAAAAAAATAAAAAGTACATGGTGTATCACGATAAATGGATTCATTTTGGAGCCATGGGATATGAAGATTATACGAAACATAAGGATAAAACGAGACGTGCGAATTATTTAAAACGTAGTGCAGGAATACATGATTCTGGAAAATATAGTGCGAATCAATTAGCACGTCATTTATTATGGTAAATAGTATTTGTATAGGATATGAATGTACAATTGTACTGGAAATATTTAGTTGGATTATTTATCTATGCCATTGTGTTAAATATTCCATTCCTTATCTATGTAGATACCATATCCAATGCAATAACTTCTTTTTTTTCAATTCATGAAAAAGATAATTCAGTAGGGTATTTTATTTATTCTATGATGATATTGATTCAATTACCTTTAGTGTCTCATTTTACAAAAAGTACACTCTATGATATTTTATATGTAGTTACATGTATTCTTGTAGCAGTATTGAATCCGTTTTCTTTTATAACTACACCCTATCAACCATGGTATTTATTTATAGTAACGGCTATACTATTTTTTTGTTTACATTTATCATTTACTATTGTGAAAGTTGCATTGCTTGTTTTATTATCGGTATTTTCAACCAATGAAATACTTTCTTTTTATTATAAATCTACGAATGCTTTTTTAGCTTATTTTTTATTGTACATTATTGGATATGGAAAAAGTTTTATTGAGTTGGATCCGGAACGTTTACGACAAATAATAAATGCGTTGAAAGAAATATTTAGACCAGTAACTAGTATTTTTTATCGTTTTTATCAAGTAATAAAACAATTTGGGTTAGATTGTTTGTCCATAAATCCATTTTTTCTTTGTACCTTTGTTGTATTGATTGGGTTTGCTTTGTTTCATTTGTACATACGAACGATTTCAAAACAAGCTTATGGAGGATCTATGCTTGTTCATAAACCAATACCA